AGTACCAACCATAAGCACTTGGACTACCCGGACCTGCTGTAGTAGAGTTAAGAGCTAATGCGTCATCGTTTACGTCTGTACCACCACCGCCTGGTACTAATGACATTACTTCAAATACTGTTGGGTTTTGATCGCTTGTTACTTCTTGTAAGTAGTACGTTCTACCGTAAATGGATGCACCAGTACCACCAGACCAACCTGAAGTACCACTAAAACCGCTAATGCCGCTATAACCGGAATAACCACTTATACCTGTAAAGCCTGAATAACCTGAAATACCGGTAAAGCCCGAGAAACCAGAATAACCGGAGTAACCAGAAATACCGCTAAAGCCAGAATAACCGCTTACACCTGTAAAGCCGGAGTAACCTGAAATACCTGTAAAGCCTGAATAACCGCTATAACCAGAAATACCTGTAAAGCCGCTATAACCTGATATACCGCTAAAACCGCTTATACCGGTGTAACCGCTAATACCACTGAAACCAGAGTAACCTGAAATACCTGTATAGCCTGACCAACCGCTAATACCAGAGTAGCCTGAAATACCAGTATAACCACTAATACCGCTAAAGCCTGAAATACCACTAAAGCCGCTATAACCCGAAATACCTGTAAAACCGCTTATGCCGGAATAGCCGCTGTAGCCTGAAATACCAGACCAACCTGAAATACCGCTATAGCCTGATATACCAGAGAAGCCTGATATACCAGAGTAGCCAGAATAGCCGCTTATGCCACTAAAGCCCGAAATACCAGAGTAGCCTGAAATACCTGTAAAACCGCTATAACCAGTGAAACCTGAAATACCGGAGTAACCGCTGTAGCCTGAAATACCTGACCAACCAGAAATGCCCGAGAAACCAGAATAGCCTGATGTACCGCTAAAGCCTGAATAGCCGGAAACGCCGCTAAAGCCTGAGTACCCAGAAATACCGCTATAACCACTGATACCGGTGTAACCAGAAATACCTGTAAAACCTGAAATACCAGAATAACCAGACCAGCCACTAATACCACTAAAGCCTGAATAACCACTTACACCACTAAAACCAGAGTAACCAGAAATACCTGTAAAGCCGGAGTAACCAGAATAACCGGACCAACCGCTTATACCAGACCAACCGGAATAACCACTTATACCAGAAAAACCTTGTGCACCTTGTGCACCGTTTTGACCGGAGAAACCTGATTGACCTCTAATTGCTGTGTATACGAAGGAATTTGCCATGGTGGTATATTATTGTTAATTACTTATTGTTTTAAATGTTATTTTGAGATGTAGATTAAACTAAATTCCAAGAGTTATTATAATATATGGCGGTTACGGTTTCGTAAGGTGAGCTTATCGTATCGTACGTACTGCCATCTATTTTATCTGGTGCAGTTGCGGATATCGTAATAAGGTTTGTAGTTGTATTAGCGTTTCCTGACATATCCTTAATAGTATACGTTCTACCGCCATATCCATTTGGTAATAAAATTGTTGCTTGTCCTGAATGATTTACACCAATATAATAATCCGAATCCGTAGCTGCATAATAATTATTTGTAACTTCTGTTGCAGGTACAGTTGTTGGTATACTGGAGTTGTCTGTATTTAATATACCACGTTCATTAACAACAACTGCCACGTTGCTTGTAATAGCGCGCATTATCGGTTTTGATACTGTTCCAAACGCGCTTGGAGATATAGAAGTTGTTGCACCTGCTAAAGTAGGCGAGAGGAATAAACAATCCCCCGGAGTCATTGGTGATACTGTATTGTCAAAAGTTATTAAACCGTTATATACAATATAGAAGCTATAACCTGTAGATGATTGAACAACACCGGTTGCTTCAGCATCTTCAGCGCTATCTGCTTGAGCAAGATACCAATTACCTGTACTATAGTCTACTCTTACCACTTGACCTGCACTAAAACTATTACTATAAGTTATATTTTGACTGGAAATGTTTACAGGTGAACCTGAGTAACCGCTAAAGCCGCTAAAACCAGAGTAACCTGAAATACCAGAGTAACCGTTTGTACCAGAAAGACCTGAGTAACCACTTATACCACTATAACCAGAAATACCGGAGTAACCATTAACACCAGAATAGCCCGAGAAGCCACTTGTACCGGAATAACCAACAGCACCGGAATAACCCGAAGTACCACTATCACCTTTTATTTGACCAACACTGGTAAAGCCGTTAATGTTACCTGGTGCCGAGGAGTTAGAGTAAACCCACAAGTTACCAGTATCTTCTGCAATGATACCATCACCTAATGTCGGTGTTGGGTCAACTGCTGAAAAAGCTGAAACTGAAGCTGTAGCAACTGAACCTACTATCTGTACTGATGTACCATTAGCACCACTATAGCCTGATTGACCGGAGTAACCAGACCAGCCTGACCACCCAGAAGCACCAGATAAACCAGCTGAAGCTGTATACTGTACAGTACCATCTGGGAATATCATTCCCCCATTGCTACTTAACTGGAATGTATAAGACCCGTTTACCAGGGATGTAGGACTACCTGCAAATAAAACTAAGTTTGCATCAGCTGTACCATTTTGATACCAGTATATATAAGGTACGCTATTAATGATAAGACGTACCTGCATTGATTGGAACCTAACTGCTGAAGGTATAGCGGCATTAGCTGCAGATAAAGCTGCTACTGCGGTTGAACCTGTATAAGGACCAGACCATGAGTCCACCGGAACCGGGTTAACCGGTTGAATACCATATACGAGTTGTAGACCTGGAGTTAAAGACATTTTAAATATTTATTATGACCATGTTACCTGGTGACGGTGGCTGGAAGAATAAGGTGTGGCATTAGCTAACGTGTAAATGTTGTATGCTGTTGAAGTACCGGCGTAGTTGTAAACGTTGCCAGCACTTAAGGTGTAAGGTACTGAAGCATTAAGAGCATCTAAGTCAATAACACCAGATACTGTATGAGGTGCAGGTAAGGCTATTGAGAACGTATCATACACATTACCTGTGCTTAATAAGAACGGACTTGCTAAGCTACCGTTGTTTAATGCAGAGAAAGGTAATGATCTAATACTACTTGAGCCTGTTGGAGCTGCTGCTTCAGGACCCCACCATATCATATTGTAGAAGTTTATCACACTACTATTTGATGTACCGGTACTGTAACTATCTGTAGCTATTACTTGATAGTATATACTTGTAGCAGCACTTACTGTAGGTACTTGGAATACTATATTGGTTGAAGATAAGTTACTTGTACCAGGCCCGATATTAGTAGAAGAGAGTAAGAATATTTGCGGACCGCTATTTACTGAGTATGTTAACTTATAAGAACTTAATGGCACGTAATTACTATTGTTGCGATTTGTAATTGTACCAGAAATGTAGCTATTGGTGTTACCTATTTCTCTTGCATATGTTGATTCTGGACCAGCTATGCTTGAAGCAACTATTGTAAATGTAGTTATAGGGGCTAAATAAGCTGCAGGTGTAATAGTTGTAATAGCACCAGCTGATAATAATGTAGTATCTGTAAAGATGTACTGGTACTGGAAGTTTTGAGAATTATAATTTGTATCAGTTAATGTATGAGTATACGAACCAGATGTAGCTGATATAGCTGCAGTACCGCTTAATAATGGGGACCAAGCACCTGAACTGTTTCTTCTCCATTGTAATAGTGCAGATAGTGCTGTTGCACCAACAGTGTTGATTGTGTAGCCGTAGTTTAATACATTTGAAATAGCAGTTTGATTGAACTGTACGGTACTTGAAGTTGTTAAGGTCGCAGCTGGTGCAATGTTTTGGGATACTGCTAACTGTATAACTTGAGCTGGTGTTAAACCTGCTGCAGGTATTATGTCGCCGTTTTTATATTGCCCGAATGTATAACCACTTGCTAAGTTTACAGACAAGTTAGTTGAGTATGTGTATTGTATACCGCTGTAACCAGAAACACCACTAAAGCCTGAATAACCAGATATACCTGTATAACCTGATATACCGCTATAACCAGATATACCGCTAAAGCCGCTGTAACCGCTTATACCGCTAAAACCGGAATAACCGCTCGTACCGCTATAACCTGAAATACCTGTAAAGCCACTATAACCTGAAAACCCAGATATACCACTAAAGCCGGAATAGCCTGATACACCAGAAAAGCCTGAAATACCGCTAAAGCCTGAAATACCAGAGAAGCCTGAGTAGCCAGAAATACCTGTGAAACCGCTATAACCAGAAATACCAGTAAAGCCTGAATAACCGCTATAGCCAGATATACCAGTAAAACCTGAATAACCAGAAATACCAGTAAAGCCGCTATAACCAGAAATACCTGAGTAACCCGATATACCACTAAAGCCGGAATAGCCTGATATACCACTATAACCACTTATACCTGTAAAGCCTGAAAAACCGCTGTAACCTGAAACACCAGAATCACCTTTTATTTGTCCGACGTTTAAAAACCCGTTAATGTTACCACCCGCATTGGAGTTAGAATAAACCCATAAATGGCCGGTATCTTCAGCAATAATACCATCTCCTAATGTAGGTGTAGGGTCTAAAGCAGTAAAGTTAGCAGATGATGCTGTAACTACTGAACCTACAATAGTAACTGAAGTACCAGGTTTACCAGAGTAACCAGAAGTACCAGAACCGCTAAAACCAGAGTAACCAGATATACCGCTAAAGCCTGAAATGCCTGAGTAGCCGCTTATACCGCTAAATCCACTATAACCACTTATACCGGTATAGCCTGATGTACCGCTAAAGCCTGAGATACCAGAATAGCCGCTATAGCCAGAGGTACCGCTAAAGCCAGAATAGCCTGATGTACCGGTAAAGCCGGAATAACCAGAATAACCGCTTATACCGCTAAAGCCGCTGTAGCCGGAAATACCTGAGTAACCAGAATAGCCTGATATACCGGAATAACCAGATTTTCCGCTATAACCAGAAAAACCACTTATACCAGATGTACCAGAATAACCAGAAGTACCGGAATAGCCTGAAGTACCACTATAGCCTATTGCACCGGAGTAGCCAGAAAAACCGCTTGTACCGCTATAACCTACAGCACCAGAAAAACCTGATATACCAGAGAAGCCTGATGTACCTGAGTAACCGGAAATACCAGAATAACCTAAACCACTGTAACCAGAATAACCCGATACTCCTGAACCACTAAAGCCTGAATAACCAGAAGTTCCTGAAATACCGGAATAACCAGAAGCACCATCGGTACCGTCTGCACCTAATGGTATGTTTGTTATAATTCTACTATAATGTGATGTACCGCCCCACCAATAAGTTACGTCTACACCACCACCTGCTGAAGTTTCAGAAGTATCAGTAGTCTGACCGTAAATGCTTACCATTATCCTGTCGCTTGTGTTTATAACAAACGGAGTATTAATATAGTATGTAGTTCTTTGGTAAGTTGGGTAAGGTGTTCTTGTTAGCGGGTCACTGGTGACCGAGAACAACATGTTTTGTCCACCACTAAGCGGTACCTGCCACACTACATATGTTAAATAAGTGTTAACGCCTGGATCCAATGCATGAGGACCAGACATTGAGTAATAACTATCAAAGTACCACGGGCCGGTATCAATTAACGAACGGTTAGGGTAACCTGAAAGAGTGATTGTATGTAATATCGGGGCCGGGTTTAGGGCTTGGTTAAAATAACCAGAATCATCAGCTGTTTCATCAGCTGTTTCTGGGTTGTTTAACAGATATACATCTCCTGGGTAATCAGAAGGTTCATTACTTGGGTATAAAACCAAACCAATAACTGATTGTCCAGAATAACCTGAAGTACCGGTACCGCTATAACCAGTATAACCAGAATAACCAGATACACCTGAACCGCTAAAGCCGGAATAACCAGATGTACCGGACTTACCTGAATAGCCTGATATACCGCTAAAGCCTGATATACCACTAAAACCGGACGTACCTACAAACTGACTTACCAAGTACCACGATGAACCGTTCCAGATATATAAGTTACCATCGGCTTGTACTACATAAGCATCGCCAACATTATTACCCGATACAGGTAAATCTCCAACTGTAGCTACACTACCTTTAAAGTTTATTGAAATACCAGAGTAACCAGAAGTACCGGACCAACCAGAGGTACCAGACCAACCTGAAGTACCGCTAAAGCCTGATATACCTTGCGGTCCCTGTTCCCCTATCTTTATATCTGAAAGTGCTATTGAATAGGTTGAATAAGTACCGTCTCCATTGTTTTGTTCTAAAAATAATAAGTCGTAAGGGTATGGGTTAACCGCATAAGGTAATTGATGCGGAAATACAATTGCAGGACTATTGTAACCAGTAGGTGGTGTAATAGCTTGTATCACGTCTGGAGGTACCTGCACAGCTGAGAGTGCAGATAACTCATTATAAAACACTATAGTAGGGTAAGACGGGACCGGCATACTATATTATTTAATTGTTAAGACTTGGAAAGCCGAGATAAGTGTCAGGCATATTTTGTATACCTAATGCGCTTGCATTTTGAGTTGTTAGTTTTCCACCATACAAATCAACCAATGTTGTATTGCTTTCATAAGATCCATAAACCCCTGTATCTGGGTTACCAACTTTCGGGTTGTAACCACTGTAACTGAGATATCCAGAAAGTGGTGCGTTGTGGTTAGCAGTATAATTGTACACGTTGTTTCTTGTAAAGTTGTCAACATTACCTGGGTAAGCTTTATCTTCTATTACTCTTACATTAGTACCAGGATCTCCAGTATTAAGTGGTACAAACCCATCAGACTTGTTATCAAATATTTGATCGCTAAGATTTTCGCGTGGAGCTTGCGGTTCGTAAGTATAATCATAACGCTTACCTTTTACCGTCCATATATAATGACCTAATAACTGGTTACGATCTCCACCTTGTTGATCTACACGCTCGGTTATTTCAAATATCTGACCCGATCTTCCATTGGGTCTTGTTATACCATATTCAGATAACTCTATAACATCACCTGCTTTAGGTTCGTAAAAATAGTTAACCGTTACACTGCTCAATGGAGAATTTTGTAAAGTTTGTGTAAACGTTTGAATAGCAATGACTGCAGTAATATCAGCATCTCCTTGCAAGCCAAACTTACTCAATATAATACTATCATTATTAAGAGTAACGCACATTACCATTGGCACCGGTGGTAAGAAACCGGCTAAAGGTTGCTCACCATAAAAGAAATCCTGTCCAGATAAAGTAAATGCATTAATATAATAGTTAACCTGTTGTCCGTATTGAGATATTTGTTCTGACCACCAGCTATTAAAAAGTTGGATTTGATACAAGTTATTGTTAACATCTAAATAACGGATAGGCCCAATAGCGCATTCTTGTGTTCCTGGGGTAACAGTTCCTACCGGATCCGTTACACCTGGTGCAATATATGGGCCGGTATCTATACAATACTGAGCAATTGACATAAAAATATTTACAAAAGTAATAGATTTAATCAGCGTTATACTAAATAATATTATAATGAGCAAAATAAAGAACTTATCCGACCTTGGAAGCCTATATAGTGAAGTTGTTGAGGCAGCTTCAAAAAGGCCTTTAATTGAGGGTGGAAATAAACAGCCTGATATTTTAAATACAGATGCATCCATGTACCTTCCTGAGTCAAAAGAATGGCATACTAAGGGTGAAGAACCTAAAGCAGGAGAAGGTTTCGGTAAGAAAGAAGAAAAGCTTGCCAAAGGAACAGGCCCTGAAGCAGCAGGTGGTTTTAAGAAGAACGAAGCTAAGGATAAGCAAGATGCTGTTGAGGAAACAGATATGGAGAAAGAAGAAACAGAAGCAGCTAAGAAGAATGAAGAAAAAGAAAAAGTTGAAGAAAATGTAGATTCTGCTTTCAAAACTCCTAAATATAAGAAACAAACTTTTACTATGCCTAAATCAAAATTCCAACAAATATACGAGGACGCAATGCAAAAAGGTCCTTTTGTTAACGAAGAAGAAATGACTCCTATTGAGCCAGCAGCTGATGATACAGCTGAAATCGGTGCTGAACCAGAAATGGGCGGCGAAGAAGAAGCATGCTGCACTCATGAAGAAGCAATTGAAATGGTTGAAAAACTTTTAAAGTTCCTTAAAAAGGACACAGCTTATGACAAAGAACACGGTGATTTAGGTGACGAAGACCAAGCTTTCACAGGTGGCGGTGAAGAAGAAACAGCTCCAATGGAAGAAGCAGTAGAAGCTGAAGATCTTGGACACCCAGGACCTGGTCATGGTGCTAAATCAGAAGAACTTAAAGACGGCCACAAAATCCATAAAGTCGGTTCACTAAAAGCAAAGGGAAAAGCTTCCTTTGAAGGTGGTCCTGCTGGACAAGATGGCGCTGTTAAAAAGCAATCAGATTCTGCACACCTTAAAGACGGTCACAAGATTCACACAGCTGGTGACTTAAAGGTTGACAAGGGTCAAAGCAACGCTTTTGAGCAATAAAACTTAGGCATAGACACTTCAAAAGCCCTTAGCAATAAGGGCTTTTTTTATGGACGTTGATAAGGGTTATTAGACGGAAAACGAAAACGATTGTCTACCATACCTGCAGCTGGGCTACCATGAGGTAGTCTCCAACCTTGAGCAAATAGTTCGTTTAATTCAGCCTGTTTTTCCATAGGGCCGGTTTCTAATGCTCTGAGTTGTGGATCGTTAAATGCACTTTTGTTCATTTGACCAGGCATTAGCACAGGGTTCTTTGGTGTAAAATTATCAAGCGAGTTACCACTTCTGTTATATATTTCAGAAGGTTTCGGGAAGCTTACTACAAATGGGTCCCAGTTATTTGGTAACATCTTTAACGGTTTACCATTAGCGTCTTGTTGGGTTACTTCATAGAACTGCTCTACAACTTTAGGGTCTAATATAAACATAGACCATATTAAAGCTTCTACTCTATCATCCAAGTACTTGTCTGATTGTTTTTTCCATACACCATTATCCTGACGTATATAAGTTTTAAACTCTTCAATAGTCTGTTTATCATATATCTTAACACAACGTAATACATTCATCCAGTACCTAAAGTTAGCCATTGAGTTGAACTTACTATTGGTATGAGAGTAAACACCTAATCGGTTATCTTTTTCTACTTTATCAGTGAAGGAACCCATACTTGGAGTGTACTTCACTATATTAGGATATTGATGGGTATTAACTAAAGCATCTACAACCTGTGCACCGCAATTATTACGTTCTACTAATAGCGGCGGGTTGCCCCACTGACCGGCTATTTCTACGAGCTTCCCAGTAAAATTGTACGGGTCTAATTTGTTGTTAGCGTATGTAGCTACTTGTTCTATGTTAGTTAAATCTGTAACGTCCACTACTTGAATAACTGAATTAGCTCTACCAATACCCTCCCCAACGTCAACCCCTATACTATAGAAATGACCATCCATATGGTCTTTGTATATTTTAAAGTTTCTATCGTCATCTTCAAACACCGGTTCTGGAGCATTTGCAGTTAATTCATCTAATTGATCTTTATCAAATAAATTTTCACCAGCAGCTCTAAATTCATTACCGTATTCTTGATTAAATGCTTCCACCGAACCTAATGCCCTGGCAGTCATTTCTTTCCATTGTTCATCTCTACCGGGTACCTCCCACCAGTCTACCCTCTCACTGTGCCAACCGTTTTTGTTTGCTACAGCATCATTATATGTATTAAAGAAAAGATTACCTACACCATTAGGTGTTGATAACATAAAAATTTTAGACTTTTTAGACGAGGAAATAACTGGAAATACAGATTCCCAAAAGTCGTCCATAAACTCAGGCGGAATAAATGCAGCTTCGTCAATTAAAAGACAATTGATAGATTCACCTCTGGCAGCATCAGATGTGGTGGTACTAATGCCAATAGAGCTACCATTAGCCAGTACTAAACCTGTTTTAGCGTACTCTATTACACCAGGCTTCATATAATTAGGTAACATTTCATATGCTAACCTAATACGTTTAAAAATGTTAATAGCTGTACCTTCTTTATTAGCAATTAGTAGTACTCTATAGTCATCTTGAAAACAGACCATCCACAATGCAAATATAGTTAAGATGGTTGTATTGTGGGTAGGTATATATTGCTTACCACAAAGATATAAGCTATCCGAGCTATCAACAGTTATACAGCGTACCGGAACTGAGTCTACCTTTTCTATATTTTTAATATAATGCCATTGAGATCTAAATTTAGATTGCACTTCAAATGGCTTTATATTTAATCTATTACGTTTAAACGATAACCTACAAATATACTCAATGGGTGTAAATGTAATACAAGCCGCTGGTTCACATTCAACACCATAAAGCTTTGGTATATATTCTTTATATGTGACCTTATAACCCAAGCTTTCAGTTAGCTCTTTCACTTGTTTAGCTAAAGGTATATTAGTATTGTAAAATTGACAAACACCACCTTTATTAATATAACCATCGCTATCTATTAATCCCTGTAAGAGGTGTAGTCTTTGCTCTCTGCTTGCTAACATATATTCTACAGGTATATGTTTATTATTTCTTAAATTATTAGATGTTAATAATGACAGTAGACCTTTTGTTTGTACATTTTCATTTACCGATATTCTCAACGTATATACGTCTGTATTATATTCTTTTAATGTTAGTTTATCAAACTGAGTTTGCTGGTTTTTTAATATATCAATTATTTCAGTTATATCTCTTTTACCTACTGTAATTGAATTAACATCACTTGCTCCATCTCCGAGCCATAACCCGAGCACATATGGATCTATAGGTAAGTTTTTTTTAATTCCTTCTATACCGTTAATATTTGTTGGTATTCTATGGTTAGGTTCTTCACCATATGTTTCTAAAGTATCAAATAGTTGTTTTGTTGTTTTTACTGAACCCTTACTATTTCTTTCTTTTCTACTTTGTGTAAACCATAAATGTTCAGCATCAGCTATTATATTTTCTCCGTTATCAAAAGTAACCTTATAGCAATCTCTATTATATAATATATCATGTGCTTGAGTAACATTACACGCGTTACCATCTGAACCGTAAACTTTATCACCGGTCTTTAATTCTCCCATTGTA